TATTTCTCAGTGACGGTCTTTTAGGTTTACCATTCCTTGAGGTTTGAATTACTCTCATCTTACTTGACTCTTTTTGAGGATGCCTCCCCAATTCGTCCTTGCGGGACTAAAGGTTTTTCGGATAATTACACGTCAGCTTGGGACCTTCGTGTGCAATGAACGGCTCATTACTATGTAGTCACCTTTCATTCAAACCTGACGGACACTTTTCCTTAATTTATTCTTAATGGTTATTAATTATAATAATAAGTTTTTGTGTTGTGGATTGTCGAAGTAGTGGTCCGCCACCCGAGCTGACCTATCTTTTGAACAAGTCAATACTCAACTACTCCGTGAAATGTCCCCATTTCCATATTTCAAGACTACTTCGAAACAAATCTTTTGGTAAAGACTCATTAAGGTTAATAACGACACCACTCGTACTTTAACATACCTTTCAGTTTTAAGTATCCTTTAATATTGGAAAACGCAATAATGAAATTGGATAACTTCATTTTTTGCAAATATTCCTACGGGTTATTCCTATTGGTGTTCCCACCTCAATCAGACGACCCACATCGCCCAATCATTTAACCACTTTTCTTACAGCGTTGCCCTCAGTACTCAAGGTTAAACGGTTTCCCGCTTGTGTACTCGACCTCGATTGTCCGAAGACAATCAAGACGCAAATCAGTTACACTTCTGACTTACTTTATCCCACTTTCATGGTTTATTTTAGTGGACCATACACGGCCCATTGAACTCTTTGTTTCACAAATTTTAAAGAAAAGGGGGTTAATCTTTTATTTCAAATTTTGTTTGAACAATTTGTTCGTTAGAATTTCAAAGAACTTACCATTTGAATACCGAGTATCTTTCATCTCCTTCAGGTTTCAAATGTTTTACAAAGTTATGTCTTTTATTTTAAAAAAACAAGTCTCTGTGAATTTTTTTTAAATATTTTCTACAAAAACTTTTACCGTTCCGTGGTAGTTTGCTCTTATACTTGCAAAGACTTCATTTGACGTATAAAGTTTTTTTCCTTTATCATCAAAGTAATAGAAAATCTCTGAAGTGGTGATTAAATCTTCACTCATATTTTCAATTTTTCAAATTATACAACGGGACGTTTCCCAATTGTTTTACAAATTTAAAACTAATATTTCGATTAGTCAAATAAAACAATAAAAATTTATTAAAAATTTTTGAGATAAGTATAAATATATCAATGATTACAAAAAGTTGTTAAATCTTTTTAATTTTTATCAATTTTTCTTTGTAGAATATTAATAAACTTATTTCTCATATCAATTACCAAATCTCTACTGGTTCTTGAACTTGAAGTTTCTACGTAATCTGAATTAAATTTGTTTTCTTTTTTTAATTGTCTTATGGCCGCTTCTACCTGTTTTTCAGATAATCTTCTAAACCTTAAAAGTTGTTTTTTAATATCATTAACAAAATTATTATCACCATCATAATTTGCAATTGGTAACAATTCTTCAGGTAAATCTTTTGTATATGGTTTATCGTAACCACTATATACATAATTAATTCCTGATACATTTGTAATACATTTGTGTCCTCCTGAGTTTGCCTTTAAAAAATCGTAAGCATTTATTGAGTTATTTTCAAATGACGGTAACCCACCATAAATGGCTTCAAAATCTCTTGTTGTAAAACCAACAGATTCATCTGTTGCCTTTTTTTCTGCAATTTTTTTAATTATTTCATATGTCAATATTTCATTTTCTAGTTCAGGTTTGAAAAAATCTAAAACTTCATCTTTAATTTTACCTAAATCAATTCCTTTTAACGCTCTCTCTTTTTTATATGGATTACAAGAAGCTTGAACCATACCTACTTGACCTCCTAAACCTGTGACCAAAAAGTCTGCATCGGGATATAGTTCAAATGGAACATATCTATCATATGAACCTTTTTTCATGGACCCCAAATCCATCTGTGTTAAAATATTACCAACCACTTCAACACCAGAATTACTTTTAGTCCCTTCTTTTCTATCTATTAAGTATTTTTCTTGATTTTTAATCATAGTATCGATATCTACATAGTTTCTCTCTATAGCAAATTCTTTTATGATATTGTAGATATTTTTTATAGAAGGTTCGGCTCTCATAACCAAATCTTCCATAAAATTCGGATAGTTTTTATAAGCTAACAGTAATTTGTTAGTTACTAAACCCAACATAATCATATTATCTCGACTTGTTTTACTTTCATCAAATTTATATATAAAATTCATTACCATTTTGGGGGTTATGTCATGTGTTGCATAGTTAGCTGAATCCACCATTGAAATAATAGATAAATCGGTAGCGGTGAATAACTCTTTTGGTGATACTGTTTGTGATATTGTTTCTACATTTGACCTAGCACTTTTAAAACTGGTTGATGTTTCTTTTTCAACACCAACTTGACTGTCGTGGTGGTCAGTATGAATTTCAAACATAGGTTTCCCGTGTGCAAAATCTACAAGTACTGGCATTATTTCTCCACGAGCATCATCACTAATGTCTGCTCTCTTTATTGCCCATTCTTTTTCACCATATTGGATAACCTCACAATCAACAACTTTGAAACCTTGGTTTTCTAGATATTTTTTCATTGCAATTGCCGTTGCAACACCATCTAAATCTTGATGAAAATATATTTTAGCCTTTTTATATCTATTTAATAAATCATTTATGTTTCTAATACCTGATTCTGAAATAAGAGACTTTAGTTGATTTTCTGTGATTATGATTTTCATATATAAGTTTCTCCAATATTTGCTAATTCTTTAGAAGAATATTTATCCCCATTAGGTTTTTTCCCACCATTTGTAACTTCCCAACCAATCATTCTGTTTATAATAGTTTGTTGTATCGATTCATCGGTTAAAGGATTTCCAAGTTTATAATTACTTTCTTCAGGATTATTATAAAAATAAAGTTGTTTACCAACATCCCAATATGCCCAACTTTCACTCATGCCGGCTCGGCTAATTTCTTTATTCACTTTAGTTGTCATTAAGTCTTTAAACCTACTAATTAAACTTTTTACCAACGATTCAACTTCATTTGGGTCTTCTTTTGATATCGCTTCGGCGTATTTTCTCATACTACCACCAGTATCGACATTATTGTAACCAACATCACTGTAGTTTAGTTTTGATATGTATTGGTCAGCACTAATACTTTGTTTGTTTTTTTCAATGTTTGGCCGAGTAGTTTCAAAATTTGATTTTATTTTATTTGTACTACTTATTCTTTTTAATTTTAATGCCTTTTCTTTAAGTCCTGGTATTAAGTCAAGTAAATTGGTGTCAATTGTTAAATTAGAAAATACACTTCTATGCCAATTACATCTTTCTTTTCCTAAATACTCTTCATTAGACCCCCCACTGAAAATACATAAAACTTCTATTATTCCATCAATTTCTTCATCACCACAAAAATTATTTCTTACATAATCCTTAAACTCCCAGTCTTTTGAAAATAAATTTATTAATTCATCTAAAGATGTTGCATTTTCTATTTTTTCATATTGAGCAAGTCTACCCCCTGCTTCGACAGCTTTTGTTCTTAATTCTTGATAATTCTTATCATTTGTTTGTTTTAATTGGTCATCAATTGATGTGTTTCTAAGATAACTCATATATTCGTCTGATATTTTTTTATCATCTTCTATACTTTCAATAATACCCATCATTTGTCTAATCCTTGATATTTCTACTATTAGAGTTTTCATAACATATAAATACCTTTAAAAAATGAAATTCAGTTTTTTTATATATTCTGTAATATATTTATATAATAAATTAGATAATTTATGAAACTTTTACTTGAAACAGAATTGTATCGTATGAAAAAAATGATGGGTATAATATTAGAAGAAGAAGACCCAAAAACAGAAGAAGAGTGTGATAAAAAAAGAGATACCGGTGCTAATTGTTATTGGTCTTACAAAAAAAACAAATGTATAACGTGCCCTGACGGTCAACGTTTGGATTATTATTCGGAAGTATGTAGTTCATGTGGTCCTGATGAGGTATTTGTATCAGGATTTGGTTGTGAAAAAATTTGTGCCGATGACGAATATTTTAATAGGGACAGTGGTGAATGTGAAAAAATACCACCAGGTAAATTTTATGATGGTAACCAATTACAAGATATTGATGAAGACATTCAAAAATTTTGGGATTTAGAAAATAAAAAAAGAGAAAAGGAAGGTAAATCAATATTAAATCCTTTTAATAAACCTGAAAATGAAGAAGACAGAAAGGATTGGGATGATATTTTTAAAAATGCAAACTTTTTTATGAATGAAGACAGGATTAACGGTGAAGAAAAAGGAAAGTCAATCATAAGATGGAACAAACAGACGGAGAACTGCTTGAACAGTGGCACTCCTCCGCCACAATTTCCATCATAATTCTTGGTTTTTAATTTCTTTCATTGTTTTGAAATATTCAACTCTTGTTTTTGCAATTTCAGAATAGTTTGGTGATAGTTCTATTCCTAACCATCTTCTACCTAATACTTCGGCTGCCACTAAACTAGTACCACTTCCCGCAAATGGGTCTAACACTACATCGTTTTTGTAGGATAATATCTTAATCGCCTTTGTTGGTATGTCCATCGAGAACGTAGCCTTGGTGAGTGACTTAGTATCCGCAAAGTAATTCCACTGACCATAAACAAGTTCAATAAATTCTTTTTTGTCTGATTCATCATATACTGTTTTTTTCTTTATTGTTCCGTCTTCTTGTTCTATTTCTGTAGGAACACCTTTCCACTGAGGTTCTCCTTTTACTTTTTTAATATGATGTTTTTTATAAGCTAAAATAACACATTCTTTTGGGTTATATATGTAGGGTGAAGATGGACTCATCCAAGAACCCCATGCTGTGGTCTTACTTCTATGTGGTGATTGTTCTTCAAGGTCAACAATACCAAAGAACCCATAACCAATCTCTTTCATAATTTGCCACATCTCTGAAACAAAAAAGATACGTCCACCTTTTTTCTGTCTGTTAATTTCATAAGGAATGTTAAGAGCAATTCTACCATCATCTTTTAATACACGATAAACCTGCATTAACCAATCACGACTGAAAATTTTATAATCCTCAAATTCAACATCATCATCGTGAACATCATAATCAATACCAACACCATAAGGACAACTAGTAACAACAAGGTCAACACTACCTTCGGGAAGTGTTTTCATTACTTCAATACAATCACCATTTATTATTTTTCCTGTTTCTATCATTTTAAAATATCATTTTTATCAATTCATATACTAATGTCCATACCATTATTAACCAAACTACTACTATGATTAATGCGGTCACTCTAAATCCTGTTTTCATCTCTATAAAATATTAACTATTATTTGTGCCAACTTATATCCTGTGAATGCTCCAACCGCAGCTGAACCGGGTAATACTATAAATTTACCTAATATTGTGTCGTATTTTTTCCTATTTACAATGTAAGATATTAGTATGTAATAAACAATATAATTAATTAAAACCATAAAGTCCAGTTCTTTTGCAACAAATACAACAACAGAGTTACCTAAAAATCCCCAAGAAAAATTTATAAAAGTTTCTCTAAGTAATTCTTTGGGAGTTGTGAGTGCATCCCAAACTGTAATTTCTTTATTAATTCCTGTTTTTTTCTTCAATTGTTTTGATGTAGTGTTCAAGGTACCAGAGAGCTTTTCTGAGGTCCTCGAGTTCTTTATCTTTTCCTTTTTTTCCTGCACGTGATATATATTTTATTGTATTTCCTAAACTAAATCCTAAATCCCAAGCATCAATCACTTTGATTACCTCGTATTCATTATTTTTTCCTCCGTAATGTAATGGGTGATTAACATGTTCCATTATTATTCCTCTTATCTATATTCTTTTAATAATTCATCTGCAGGTCTTGTTCCTTATTTACCATCCAAACTTTTTATATCAACTTTTGAATTCATTTTCATTGTGATTTCCATGAGTTCTTCGGCAGCATTCAAAGATTTTAAAACCTGATTAACAACTCTGTAAGAATCGGCATTTGATGCTGGTCTTCTATCTTCTAAATAACCTTTCCAATTTTCTGCAGTAGTTTTGGGTATTCTTATGGAAGCACCTCTATCTCCAACACCATAAGAATATTTATTAATACTTTGTGTTTCGTGTTTACCCGTAAGTCTCATTTCATTACTTGAACCATATTCTCTGATGTGGTCTTCGTGTCTAGAACCAAAAGTGTTAAAAATAGATTGAAAATATTCATAACCTCCTAATGTTCTCATTCTATCACTTGAAAAGTTTGTGTGCATTCCTGAACCATTCCAATCACCATTAATTGGTTTTGGGTGTAATACTATTTCATAGTTAAAGTTTTCAGACAATCTGTACAAGAAATATCTACTCATCCATAAATCATCAGCTGCGTTCAAACTCCCTTTTGAAAAAATTTGGTATTCCCATTGTCCAAGAGCAACTTCTGCATTTATACCAGTAATTTCAATACCATATAACATACATAAACGCATATGTTCTTCTGCAAAACTACGACCAACAACATTGTGACCAACTCCGCAATAATATTTACCTTGTGGTTCTAATCTAAAACCTGTGTCGTGTCCTAATATTTCATTTGTTTTTTTGTTTTTAATGAAATATTCCTGTTCAAATCCAAACCAAACATCACTTTGGTCATCGATTTTGGACCTCATGTTTGATTCATGTGGTGTTCCGTCAGGATTCATTACTTCACATAAAACATAAATTCTACTATTTTCTAAAGGAAATGATTTTTGCGAGTAATATTTAACAGGTTTAAGAATTATATCTGAGTTATCAGTATCTGCTTGCATTGTAGATGAACCATCAAAGCCCCATTCAGGAAATTTAAATTCTATTGAATTTAAATCCATTTCTTCCACTTTAACTTTGCTTCTAAGATTTGGTTCTGGCGTGTATCCATCTAACCAAACGTATTCTAATGTAACTTTCATTTTTGTTTTTTTTCTTTTAGACTTATATATAACTTTCTAATTTCACATCCCAATTCTGTATCGTTAGGATATTTTTCTATTAGATTTTTTATTTCTTTGACTAACTCTTTTTTTTTCATAATAAATTATAACTTATTTATCACTTTTTGTCAAACTAGGTTTACTTAAGATTTTAGACTGTTGTATATAATTTAGTATTTTTCTTTTAGATATTGGAAGAAGGGTTTCGTTGAAGGGAAAGTTGTTATCGTGGTTAACTTTGAAAAATATTAAATTATTGTGAATTGATGGTTCTTGTAAATTTTTAATTAATGTTTTTTTACCTTCAAATAAATCTGAAGATAAATTGTAATCATTAATTTCACATATTTTTTTAATTTGACATTTTAAATCTGACGTGTTTTTTTTAATTTCTTTTATATGAAATTCATATAAAAAATTTTTACCGTTATTTTCAATAACAAATAATCCTTCTTTTTTATCAAAACTTTTTAAATTATTAATAACACTAAGAGAAACACTATCATTTACTAATTCCCATATTGCCTTTGCTTGGTCAAAAAAATCTTGCAACTTATAAGATGAAAATTTACAAATTCTATAAAGTTCTAATATATCTTCTTGAGTCAAAGGTGGAATTTCTTGAGCAACTAAATCTGAGATTAATATTTCTTCATCTTTTTCTTTTATTTTTTTTGTTAGACTTAAAAACTGACCCTTTTGAATTATTAAATTAATGTTTGCCAAATGTAGAGATAAAAGTTGAAAATTAGGGTATAATTTAAAGTTTTCTAAATCTTTATCAATTTTTTGTAGATAACTCAATAAAACATATTGTTTGTGTTCTAAATCAATAGGTTCTTGAAACGGCCAATTTGTTTCCATACTTAAAAATGTAAGAAAAAGTTCCTAACCTGTAAATAAATTAATTGTATCTAAAGATAACAAAATTAAGTTCTTTCACAATCACTTCGTCGTGGTCACCATCATAACTTCCAAATATATCACCCCAACTATCATGGTTGATTATATAATTAATAACAGCTCCTTGGTCGACATAATCCAAAATATCACTCTTATCAAGACCAGTATCTTTAAAATAAGATAAAAATTCATCTTCATTATCATCTACCCACATTTCAATAGCCTCTTCAATTTCATTTTCGTCAAAACCACCTTTTGGATTTTCTTTAATATCTTCAATAAGTTCTTCTAAATCAGATACTTCTTCTTCTAAACTATCTATTGTTT